TAGTAAAACAGCCCTCGCCATCTTCCTGACAAAGATAATAAATGACCGTTAGTGCCAGTCCCTCATCCATTTTGTCAGAAGTTAGCTTCTGCTGAATTTCCATCTTCTTTTTGACCGAGATTTGAGGGCGGACAAAATAACGGCCGCCCCATTCTTCAATCTCGATCGGTTTAGGATCGGCAGCCAAGACACTCTGATAATGCGTCTTGGCCTTCGCAAGAATACTCATCAAGCAACAACGGCGGTTGTGAGTGCGCCATTACCTTGCAAGGTAATAGATGCCTCTACCATTCCATCAAAAGATGATGAGCGACTAACGCCGGTAACGATACAGCTACCGGAATAGTAAGTTGAAGTAGATGCTTCACCTTCTGGATAAAAGCCTATCGTGACCTCGGCGCCTACAGATAATGCAGTTTGGGCTGTATCTGTTTCATCCCAGTAAACATCTGCAGAACCTGAAAACGATGTCAGCGTAGGCTTGAAACTTCGAGCCGTGTCAGTCATCACTGTATCTTCAACCGTGTCGGCGGTTTCTTCGATGCTAAAACTTCTCAGCTCTGCGACTGCGTTCGAGCCGATTTTGATTGTTCCTGCTGAACCTGTATGCGTAGCCATTTATTTATTCTCCTGATATGGTTCTGCTTTAGCTTTTTTCGCTTTCGGCTTCACCTTTTGATTAACCGGCTCCCATCCGCGAGCCAAGAATGATTCAACTTTTGATGGGTGAGCTTTAATTGTCGTGCTTCCATCTGGACTTTTTAATTCCATGTTATACACCTGTGTCTGGATCGTTGACCGCCGTTCGATATTGTATCGTAAACTGCAAACTTACAATACCCATCGGCTGGTCGCCTTCACCATTATAATTAATTTCCGTGCCTGACAGATAAGAAAACTTTGCTTTACCGCCCAGCGTTCTATCTGCGGCCATCGCCACTTCTATTTCACTCGAAATTGTATCAATTTTGTCATCGTAAAGTGTGATGTCTCGCACATACCCTTCCACAATTAAAACAAGCTCTCGATTCAATGTTAGTGTCGGCCCCATCGTGTCAGTATCTGATGACTCGGTCGTTGTATAAACGAGCAGCGCTGGCATGGTGTCCGCGTTTAAAGGCCATACTCTTGACTGATAAACCCTGTTTCCAGTTGACGTTAGGCCCGACAGAATCGTTCCTACGTGTTCTCTAATTTGTTGTCTGACGTGCATTATCCGCCACCCACGTTAATATCTTCTCTGCTCAAAGTACCTGCTGCGGTCGTGTCTGTTAACGTTAGAACGATCAAACCTGTGTTGTCTGGCTGTACGCCTGTTACTTTGTAAACTGTCGCATTTTTTATTGTGTTGCCACTTAGGTCTTTTATAGCTGCAAAATTTAGCTGATCGCCGTATTTCGCGGCCTTTAAATCTTTCGCCTTTCCATAAACTACTGGCGTTGTACTATTGACCCCGACCGTATCGCCGGGAACCTCGAAATATTCCTGATCTAATATCACTTTGATCGCAACAGATGCCCCGCCCTCAGGCGTGAACGTACACGATTCACCGTGACCATATAATGCATCAAAGTATCCGTCAAAATCAGAGTCAAATTCTAAGCTCATCGTTTAATTACTTTCTCGACTGCCTTTTTTAAGGTCTTCTTTTCTTTCACTTCAAATTTAATAGCGTGGCCGGAGCTTAAATATTGCTTCGCCTCCGCTTCTGAAACTTCAATAACGTCACCACTCGTGCGCGGAACTCCGCGAACATGGCAAGGTATTTCAATAATTATCTGCATACTACCTCCTAAAGTTGGAGAAGGCCGAAGCCCTCCCCGCCCATTAATCATTTTTTTTAGCTCGCAATGATGTCCTTTATCACGGCAAATGATTCAGGATACCTTAATGCAATATCAAGGTCTTGGAAGAATGCTAGACGCGTTCCGCCAGAAGTTGACAAGCTTGACTGATCTACAACAACATCAACACCTGACCAGAAGCCAAGCATGATTTGAGAGAAGTCACCGTACAACATTCCGCTTAAGTTCGAGCCTGTACCTTTTGCAAGGTTAGACGGAACTAGAGTTGATGATGCCACGTTTGAACCAAGGACTGTGCCTTGCGCGTCCATGATGAAGTTGCCTTCAACACCGGAAGCTTGCTTGCCAATTGTACGCATAGCCGCGATTACCTTAGGATTCGTAAGGAAATTGGCGGTAGTCATCATAGCGTTGTCTTCTTCAACAGACTTAATCAACTCAATCACTTTGGCGTAAGTCAGTGCAGCACCGTTAGTACCCATTGCAACTACGTTAGTTGCACCGTTACCAATAATACCTGTTGGCTCATTGCTGCCACCGCCTTGAATAGCGGCTGCATCGATTTTTCGCGCGAAGGTATTTATGATGTCGTTACGAAGCACCTGTTCTACAGAAGGATCGGACTGTTGAATCAATCGACGACTAACATCGACGTATGCGGCCAGAGTCTTTGGAGACATAGTTACCTGTGAGAATGTAGCAGCGCCTTCGCTTGGTGCTGCACCTTCAGCAACAAATGCAGCGTTAGTTACAGAAGCGGAAAGCTTAGGTATCGCAACATCGCCTTTCAATCCCTGCATAACTCTCGCGCCAAGACTGGTGATTGTCAAACGAGCCTGTAGTGCTTCGATGAACTGGTCCGCCAAATGGTCAGTACCAACCAAAAATCCACCCGCTGAATCAGTGCCGGCAGTCTGATCACGCTGGCCCCAGCTAATGTTGCCCGGCAGATAAAAACCGCGAGCTTCTTTGCCTGAACGATGTGCAATCTCGTCAGAAATTTCGCGCTCGTAACCTGCCTCACGCCAATCGCCAGAAGATGCAGCTTTTATGGCTCTGATGATGCTGTAAGATCGCTGCTCATTCTTTGGAACGTCAACAACGGCTGCCGGAGTTTCTAGTGGTCGGGCGTTAGAAATAGCTTCTAAAAGCTCACCGCGAAACTGTTCAGCGTTCACACCGCGTTCGATAGCTTTTTCTGCTAAATCCCGCTGGTCATGATGCTTTCCTAAAGCCATTATTTCAGTTACAGATTTTTGCATTTCCGCTTTTGCAGAATCAGCAACTTGACGTACATCAATATTTTCTTCACTCATTTTGTTATCCTTAATATTATTTAGTAGGGTTTTTTTGGAACGTCCAACGCCAACGAATTTTGAAGAATCTGCGGGTATACTTACAATAGAAGCCTCCAACGGTGTCCATGATGCCCGGTAGTATTCTTTTCCTTCGTCGTCTTTAGCTCGCGCCATCTTAGTGACGTTATAACCGACAGAAATGTTCTGTTTTATACCGGCTTTAACATCCTCAAAAACCTCTTGAGCCAGTGCAGAATTTCCGAATTCTACCAGCGCTACGGTGCGTCGTAGGCTCTCATCAAGGTTAAAAGAGCGAACAACACCAATCTGCTCATCCATATTATGGTTGTTCAGCAGTGGCGCTCGCCCTGAAGACATAAATTCCATATCTATGTCTTCGGCTTTGTGGCTCAATACTTCAGAGCCGAAATCACGTTCAACCGGCGTTTCTGATGAAACACCTATGCGAACTATTCTTTTTTCTTCATCAATCGATCCACGAGACAGATCGACTGTTCTATAGACAACCTTAGACGGATCAACTCTTGATTCTTCATCAATCTCAATCTCTATTTCAGTTTCTTCAACCGGATCTTCAGTTTCTTCAACTGACTCGTGAATTTCTTCTTTCGCCAATTCAATAATTATTGACGAGTCTGTTTCTTCTAAATTAATAACGTGTCTTTGTTCAGTCTGATCCGTCATCGGGAATGACTCCATTTACTTCTGCTTGTGTTGGTAATTTTGCGCCAAATGGCTGGAATGCCGTTTTGATATTGTACTGCTCTGCGAGTCGTTGCTCTCTGTCGTGCTGCTCAAACAATTCTTCAACGTCTCGGCCGTAACTTGCCTCGATGTCTTGATAGGTAACGATTCCGTTTTGAAGTCCTGCAATGTGGGCATTCATTTCTCGTTGAGGATCGACCCAGCCCCACGACCTTGGAATAAAGGATGCGCCGTCTGCAAATTTGTCATATTTGTCGATGGGCAAGTTGACTGATTTTGTCATTGCGTTTTTTAACCATGACCTAAAAACAGGTTCAACAAAATGCTCGACCATGAATTTCTGCAACATCCTATATTGATCTCGGTCTTCAAGGCTGCCAGCTCTCAGGGAGCTGTAGTTGACGCTTGAAAGGTCGTTAGAAAGAGAGTGATATGATATATTCAAACCACTAGCAATCGATCTTAAAACGGCTGTGCTGAAGCTGTCGAATGCTGTAGTAGGGTGAGCTGGATCAAATGGAGTGAAATCCATACCGGCTGGCAACTGTTCAAACACACCCGCCTCTGCGTTTGATATCGGCGTGTAATCGTCTTGTAAATCATCGCCAACGTAACCATCGCCTGCGGGCGTAGTGAAGAAACCCATCTTGGCTGAAGCAACTCTAGCCGCAACAATTTCTGCTTCATAGTATCCGTTCAACATTTTGATATTCGACATGACGGACGCGACAAAAGGGTACCCCCGTGTTTGCTCAGGTCTCTGTCTGATGAACGCGTGAATTATTTCCTCGGCTGGGACTCTAATCGTTTCGTTACTTTGTCCGGTGCCAAGATCACTTGGATGGTTTTTATATAAATGATAAGCGACTGGCTTGCGTCTTGAATCGATCTCGACACCCATCACGATGCGGTTGCCGTTTGTAAACGTCTCGTTTTTAATATCGATAAGATGGTCTGCTTCCAGAAACTCTATACGATAACCAAACTCGCTTGAAGGGTCTGTTATCTGTCGAATCAATACCTCGCCATCACGCGCCAGCGCTTCGATAAACATTTTCTGACAGTCAATCATTGACTGCTGACCGTCCACTGTGCAATTCCCAAGCTTGCTGAATTTCTTCCACGCCGATTCGATTAAGCTGTTGGCGGTTTGATCGAGAGTACCAGACGGGTCGCGAGCTTTAGAGTTCACCCTTATCCCTGAAGCACCAACAACGTTTGACGTGAGAAGATTCAAATATCGCGAAACATAAGCATCGTTCCTTGAAAGCTCACGGCTGCGATTTCGTAACGTAACC